CTCATTTCGGAAATATCCATTTTCCCATAGAAAACCAGCGGAACCCGACGAACAGTGCAAAACGACTGTTAAATGCGTCGAGAATTACATCCATTGCTGTTACCAGCAGGCACCTTACCAACCACATGATCTTAAAAATGACGGTATCCACCAAGGACACCGATCGCCCAATTCCGAGGGCACTTGTGGTTCCGAACCTCATAAGGAGTATAGCGAGCAGCTTTGCGAGTATAAAACTTCTTAAGACTGTCTCTGAAGTGCACCGAGCTATTAACAAAGTCGACGCCATTCCCTTCCCAGTGTTCCTCTCCATTAGAGAAGCTACACTGGTCGGGATGATAGCAACAAACGCTGCCCTCGCGCGTCAAGACTTTCCAATACAGACGGTTCTTCTGATCCTCATACGGCTCCAAAGGAGCACTTGTGGAATGGTGTGGCATTCTCGACAACTCTTGATTAACAATATCGTCGAACAACCACATCTTCTCCGGACCAGGCGCGGACCTATTACTATCAATAAGAAAGGTCGCGAACTTCAAGTCATCTTCACTAAGCTCGCCATCCAAACCGATACCACCAAAACGTCGTGGCAAATTGAAAGAAATACGATTTGCCAAATATCTTAGTTTCCGATTACCGAAGTTCTTCATCACATCAATCGTTTCCAAAACCGACTTCTTAAAAGTACGGTTGAAGAACTTTTCGGCGCGTTTACGAAAGATCTCAGGAGAATTTTGAAGTTCGAACATAAAACATTTTTTCGCACCATCAAAATCCAACTTGCTGAGGTCTCTACAGCCGCTAACAAGGGCGGAAGAACGATTAAGGCCATAGGCCGTACCACAATTAACAAGTGGTACCTTCCACCACCGACGTCGGGGACTGGCATCGTACCTGTGAAACTGGTCTTTCTCATAATAGATCCACGAATCATCATCAATAACTTTGATTAGATCGGACCATGTCTCACGGGAGTGTCTCAGAGCTTCGTTCACTTGCTCCTCCACCTCGCCCAAGGGTATAAACGTCCGCGAATTTATTTGCAGACGTTTGGTTGAAAAATCGACCTTACCCGGCGAAGGCGGAAGACCAAAAAGAACACCTAGGCGCCGCCACTCATGGTAGCACTCATCATTGGATTCAAAAACACAATCGTCTCCATTCACAAGGAGACCTCTCCAATCTTCAGGGTTCAGCTCTTGCGCCATACGGCACAAAGCATAATTTGCGAGACACAAAACAGGGAAAGACGAAACTGATCCCATTAACTGGCCATTGGTTTGCTGGAATCTCTTTCCAACGCCAAACTTATCGACGTTTTCAAAAACAAACCCAGTTAGTGATCGTTTGAACAGTAATCTCCATCTGTAATCATAAGAAATAATATCACTATAATAAGTATCACAGAGTTCATCGGCAATACATTCGCTTATCCAGCTTTTTAAATTGTCAGTGGATGCGACATAGTCGCCACTACAATATTTAGTCGGATTCGGAAACATACGGTCGATGATACATTCTTCCTGAGGAGTTCCCGTTAATTCAAAAACAGGTAACTCTCGCATATACTTGCGAAGAGGATCAATAAAAC